TTAAAATATATTTTGAAATCCACGCGGGCGGGCTTTCCGCCCACATATTAAAACTTGTTGCACTTATTTTTGGTTTTCCTTTATGTTCTTTTTTTGCAGTAGGATTTTTTTCAATTAATCCCCATTTTAAAAACGGATTAGTTTGTGTTAAGTCAGGTTTAATATGTTGTCTAAGTATCATACATTTTGATAAATTATATTTAAACTAAATGATCTTCTTTCGCCTTTAATGTCAGGAAATTTATATTTACTTTTAAATGGATAAACCATGTGATCGAGCCAACTAGGGAACATATAAACATCGGCAACTTTTGGTTTTATTTTATAATTGTTTGTGCAACTTAAACCAATAGTTCCATAACGAAAATCTGTATAACCACCGTAAGCGTTATGGTCTTTATCTTCCTCTTGCCAAAATTCGTTTATGTCATCTGGTAATTTTAAAAAACCTAAACAACTTATTTGACAACTTGTGTGATGATGTGCGGGGTTAAAATCACCCTCAAAACTTCTAACATACCAACCGCTTGAAATTCCAACTTTAAATAAACCTTTATTTTTTTGAAAATCCTCCTCGTTAGGAAATAAAAACATTGATGTTATGGTGTTAAAAACTTTAGCAGTTTCTTTAATTATTTCTTTTGTAATATGATATTCCTCTTTAACCCTACCCGCTAATTGACTACTCCAATCAATTTTTTCTTTTTTATTATTAAAAATATCTTCACAATCTTTATTTAATAAATTAACAGTTTCTATTGGTAAAGTTGTTTTCAAAATTAATGGACTAAAAGGTCTAATTAACTCAACATTCATCTTTTAATCCTTTTGTTTTATTTTTTTCAATTTCAATACACATTTCAGCGCATTTTTTTATTTTTCCTAAATTTTCTAAAATTAATCCTTTGCTACGATAACGAATTGCATATTTGATTATGTCCATTATGTATTTGTCCAAAACGGTATCTGCTTTAAAAAAATCCTGATAAACGTCTGTAAGTTCTAATGTCTTGCCTTGATAATGTTTAGGTTGATTGATATTATCTTCGCGATTTGCCAATTTACTTAAAAGTTCCTCTTTCATTTTAGGCGTTAAAAGCTTTTGCCCTATATCAACCCAACTAACGTTTTTATCGTTTATGTCCGTTATTTTTGCCATTTACTTTTTTTCTGTTTTTTTCAAAAATTATTAACTCGTCTAAGGCACTATCTAATTTTTCAAGTGTGTCTGAATTAGCTTTATGGATTTTTTTGATATTTCTAAGATATGTTGTGTTTGATATTTTCGCCCAAATACATAGCTTATTCTTACTAATGTTGTTTTTAATACGTTTATTCTCTATTTCTTTAAAACTACTTAACATTCTTGTTTCAACTTGTACGCTAAAACACTGATTTTATTGGTTTTATTCATATTTTTGCTTTTTTTAACTATTAGTGTGTATAAACACTAACTATTTAGCTTACAAGAAAAAAAGCTATTGCAAATACGCACTTATTATAATAGTTGTGTGTATAACTTTTAAAAATAAAAAATGAACTTAAAAAAAAAAAGGTTATTCAATATGAGTATAAAAAATAATATAAGCTACATAAAAAAAATGAAAGATTATATTTTACCATATAAAAAATTAGCAACTATTAAAGACAGTGATAACTTAACAGTATCTAAATTATCTGAAATTACAGGCGTTAAACGTGATATTATTTCAAGATTTTTAGACGGAAAAAAAATAAACAGTTTTGATTATGATAAAATACTAGATCATTTTCCAACTATAAGAAAAACCCAAACGGAAAATAAAATTGATGTTGCTAAAGTTTATATGTTTGGTGTTGTATCTAAGGGTGGATTTGTAAGACACTTGCATTTAAACGAACAAAAAGAATTTTATTTTTTTGATAGATTGTTTAAATTATTTACTAGAGAAATTGTTGGTATTCATAGTGAATATTCGTCTGCAAAATTTATTTGCCAAGTTAGAGATTGCAGTAACCCGTGTGATATTTTTAAAGCTAATTATGACGGTCAATTATTTTTAGTTAAAACAGTTACCGCCGCTTATTTTGGTGTTATGCGGGCAGTTGGAAATGAATATTGGTTATGTGATAAAGGAACTTTAGAACCTATATCGTTTGGTGAAAAAAATAATAGAAATCCAGAAGATATAATAGAATGTTACGATGTTTTATTTCAAATTAGTAATAATTGGTCGCAATTAGTTGACCCAAAATTTGAACACGTCAAAATTAATAGAAATGAAACTTAATATAAAAAGACTTAGAGAAAGAGATCAATATATTTGGAACTTAAACGGTGATGATAGTAAGCTTAAAATTAACGGTACTACGTTTAGACCAACATCAAAAGCTTTAGGTCATAATTTAGAACAAGCCATAGTAAAAGCTGAAGAATTAAATAAACAGTTTGCGAGATTTAAACAGGGTTTAACTCCCGCAACTGCTTATACCTTTAAATGGTGTATTCAGGAATTTAAGACTAACCCTTATTCTCAATGGAATAATGATCGTGGCGCAATATTAAAATTAACAGATAAAGCAAAAGCCACTTACCAATATTCTTTTGATTGGTTAGAAAAAATAGATGATAGTAGATTTATTGAAAGTGATAGTAGAAAATTTGGTAAAAGCCACGTTGCTAAATTATATGAAATTTTAAAAAAAGGTCGTTCAGGCGATAAAGTTGACGCAAAAACTTCAGCAAAACAAGTATTAGAACATTTAAGATCGGTTATGACATTTTTAAAATCAGATGAGTTAGCTTATCCCGAAGCAATTAATATGTTCACTAAATTAGGTTTAAAACAATCGGGTAATGATGAACGTAACGAAGCTTTTGCAACACCTCAGGAATATAAACAAGCTTTAGATATGGCAGATAGTATGAACAAACCGCAAATTGCTTTAGCGATTGATTATGCTTATACGACTATGTGTAGAACTGATTATATTCCGTTAGTTCAATGGAATAAAAATTATTTTAAAAATTATTTAAGAATTGTTGAAGCTAAAAATAATAGTGAGAGTGATTTTCCTTTATATGATGAAAACGGCGAAAGTTTATGTCCTGAGTTTGTTAAAAGATTAGAAAATGCTTTTGCTAATAAAAAAGGTTTATATTTAATTATGCGTAAGCAAGTTGCTAACTCTCACGGTTATAAGGCGGGCGAATATTATCCATACACTAGACGTTACTTAGGTTCTCAAATTAAAGAAGTTTTAGACGCTTGTAAAAAAGCTTATCCTGAGTTTAACCAAAATTTAGTATTTAAAAGTTTTCGTAAAGGCGCAATATCTGATTTACAGGGTAAGACAACTGATAAAAATGTTATGATACTTACACGTCATAAAGACCCAAAAGTATTAGCCACTAATTATTTAAACAGAAAAGATAAATCAAAAGCAATTGCAGTATCTAAAATTAGAAATTTAAAATAATGAAAATTTGCTCTCATAGTGATTGTAAAAATAAAGATAAAGATGTTACGCGTTGGACTTTAACTGATAGTCGCGGTTATGGTTGTGGGACAGTTTGTAGTGATTGTGAAAATAAACAAATGGGTAAATTTAAACCCGTTATATTTTCTGACCCTCAAGAATATTTAGAAGAAATGGTTGAGTGTGGGGAAAACGTTGACGGTTTTTAATAAACAAGAAATTTTGGAACGTATATTAGATATACTTTGTAAAATTACCAAAAGAGATATTTTTGTAATGTTGCCTGAAAAAGAAGCAGAACGTAATCCTTATTTAATTAAAGAAATCAAAAAAACTTTAGATTTACTGTAAATGAAATGTACTATTTGCAAAAACAAGACTAAAAAATTTTATCACAGAATATTAGGTTTAAAAGACAAAGCAAATATAGGTTTAAATTTTTGTAGTAAAAATTGTTATTTACAATATTTAAAAGAAGTTAAAGATATTTTTTTAAACGCTTTTAAAAGGCAAATTTTCGTAAAATTAAATAAAAAACTTTAACCGTTGGGAATAATGGTCGGGGTGGTAGGATTTGAACCTACGACCCTTGCGTCCCAAACGCAATGCGCTACCTGACTGCGCTACACCCCGCCAATTTTTTTTACAAAGTTATATCAAATTATTCCGCGTACAGACAAAATTAATTCCGCGTACAGAATTAAAAAACACTTTGTTTATCGGGGTTAATAGCGTGTGCGCTTCTAGTCCCAAACCATAGGGTCTAAATCACGCCGAATTGTTTTATAGCAACGATTATCTTAATTTTAAAGTTTTTAATTCCGCGTACCAAGTGTTCAGCAGTATTCAGTAAAAATCAGCATTATTCAACATTCCGCGTACAGAAATTGGCGTAAAATCGCCTATTTTTATGCTATTTTAATGTGTAAAGTATCTTTACTGTAAAGTTATTTTACAGTATAAAATAGGGTATATGAGCAAAAAATTAAAATGGGAAAAAATTTATAAAAAGCAATCTAACCTATACGGTGGTTATTATGCTTTAAGTCCTGTTAGCGATCACGTTTATATTGCTAACAAGGGTGTTACAGGTTGGAACACTTATATTATTTTTAAAAAGCATTTACCATTATTACAAAAAATTACTAATTATATACTTGCTGAAGAAATTAGAAATGAAAGCCAATCAGTTATTGATTGTTGGACGCATACATTAAAAGGCGCAAAATACGAATTTCAAACTTACGTTGATAATCATTTTAGTAAAAAACATAAAATTAGTTTCTACGTTTTAAAAGCTTACTTAGAAGAAATTAAACATATTAAAGAATTATCTGACAACGCAACGAGTTCGTCGTCGTCTGATAAGAGTAATAACAAAGCGAACTCAGAAACTAGGTAAATATGAGTAATGTACTATCAGTTAGTAACAACGATTATATTTTACAAACAGGCGATTTAGTTAAAATCGTTAAAGAAGTAAATTATGTCGGTGGTTCTACAATTAAAGTTAATGCTCTTTATTTCGTAAAAGAAACTTGGAATACAACAAACGGTAATATTGTTTTGCAAAAAAAATCTGAGCAATACGATTTTTCTATGCCCCCAAGTAATGTTAATAAAGTTTTAAACTTTGATAGCATTGATAAAGAAAATGAAAAAGCTTATTACGGGGTGTCTATATGAAAAAATACGCCGTAGTAATTTTGTTTTGTCTATCGGCTTGTAGTTCTTATAACCCTGTCTATGACCCTAAGTCGTCAATAGACGGGGGTAAGAATTATTACTCCGATATGCAAGAGTGTGAGCATATAATTAAAAGAAATTTTGGTTTTTTTGATAGCGAACATAAGCCAAAACTCTTAGATCAATGCTTGAAACATCGTAACTATTCTGTACTATCAATTAATTAATATGTCTAAATTAGAACTTAAAAAATTGATAAATCAGAAATTTAAAAACCAAACCGAAGCAAGTAAGTCGTTGGGCGTTAGTCGTATGACAATTAATAATTGGTTAAAGGGACGTACTAAGCCCGCGCCTTACTTGGTTCAATTACTTAAAAAGGTTAAATAATATGGTTACTTGTACTTTCCATTTAAGCAATCGTTTTAAAACTATTACTGCTAAAAATCCTAAAGATTGTTGGAATATTTTTAAAAAAGATTATGGCGAAGCAGAAAACGAAATAAGACAGATTGACGTTATGTCGCCAATTGAAACAGTTAGCGTTGATCTTACTGTGTTTAAAAACACTTGGATTAATATTTAAATACAAAAAACCCGCCGTAGCTTTTTGCTACGACGGGTTTCGTTTAACTACTAGGTAAATAGTTATTTTTTTCTGTAATTTTTAATTGTGCATTTTCCACCTTTACTTACATAGATAATTCCAAACTCAATATTGTTTGTATCTGCAAATTCTTTTTGTTTGCTATTTAATTGCCTATGTATTTTATATTGATTGTTTAAATAATTCGTTTTTTTTCTATTTTTAACTTTTCTATAACTCTCAAATTTAACGTCATAGCATTTTATCTTAAAATCTTTAGTTACGATTAATATATCTATAATACCGTAAGCTTTTAAAGGTTCTAAGATAGTTAAGACCTCAGGGTCTTTTAGTAGGTGTGCTTTAGCCGTTACTTCAGCTAAAACGCCTTTACGTTGCGTTGTCATTGTCTTAAATGTATAATTCCTGTAACTGTATCTTCTAAGCTTTTTTCAATTTCTCTACATTTACAATTTTCGCAAAGTTTTTTAGGTTTTTTCTTAGGGTCTTTTTTACAAGCTATACAAAATATAACTTTAAATTCCTCTACAAAATAAATCACTTTTTCTTAATGAACTTAGTAATACTAGAACTCCCGAAGCTTCCCCCAACGATAGTTAAAATTACTATCCAAAAGTAATCGTTAGCAGTACCTAAAATAGACCAACCTCTTTCCATAGCGTCTTGTAACGCGGGGACGAAATGGGCTAAAAAAATTAATGAGAAAACTATAACTAACCACTCGTCCTTTAGCGAGTTATCGCCACTCTTTAAACTTTGTAAATCTACGTTCTTTGCGTCGTTTAATTCACGTTCTTTAATAATTTCGTTTTTTTTTAATTTATGTGTTACTGCGCCAATAGTTTTTTCAGCAACTAATTTAGTTAAAGGATTTTTAAGTAAAGCTAACCACATTATCCTAAGTTCCCTATTATATCTGCAAGTTCTTGCGCCCTGTGTGGACTATCAGATCGCGCCCATTTACTATCCAACATTTCTATTTTTGCAGTTGCATAATCTTTTTCTTTTAAAGCTTTAAGAAATTTTTTAAATTTAGTAATACCGTGATTGCCTATTTGGAATATCATCATTGTAATTACTTCTTTAGCAACCTCAGGTAAATCCCAATCGCCTACTAACATTCTTGAATAAAACTCAGCGTTAGCAATATCCGTATCTAAAATTTTCATTAAAGTTTCTTTTGGATATTTAACACCTTTTTTAAACGTATCTTTTTCAGTTAATTTATGACCTACACCTATGGTCGGAAATAAATTTGGACATAAATATACTTCGTCCCTATAACCCTCGTGTCTAATTATCATTTCTCGCATACTTGCTTTGCTCATAACTTGCTCAATTCCTCTTTTGTTTTAGTTATTTTTTGTTGCATTTTTTC